TTCTTCTACATCCTTTTTAATATCATTGAGTTGATCTATTACTTTTTGTAATAAACGTCTATCAATATTTCTAACTAGGTAGTCTCCCTCTATCTGCTTTAAAATCTCTTTTTTTACATTTTTTGAAGCATATACTGTTGAATTTTTAACACCATGTTTCCAATTTTCCTCAAATTCCTCATATAGTTTTTCAAAAGTTATATTAGAAACAGAATGTTGTTTTTCCCCTAATTTTTGATTTATCTTCTCTTGCAGTAAGATGGCGGCTTGATTTCTTGCCTGTGGAGTTTTCTTCTCCATCGTGACTGACACTTTTTTCAATTTCTCAGTATATGGATCTTTGTATCTCTCAAAAAATTTATATTTGCCGTTTGGCAATTCTTCCATCCACATTGATTTTTCCCCCATTTCTTGATAAAATGAGTATAAGAAAATGACCTTTTTAATGGTTGTTTCCTATACATAGTTTCCTCACGCTCTCCTCGGCCAAAACTTGAGCGTGGGGATTTTTTTAATTTTTCAGCATCAAATACGCATCAACGTAAATTAAAGGTACGCTTTTCTCTTTATTACTATTTGTAGTGTACTCGTAAGAAAGCAAGTAACGTCCGTTTACAGTTAGGTGATCTTTTTCTAAAAATCTTTTTTCTATACGTTCAGTCTCCATGAACAGCATATAGAAATCACCGCTGGGTTGTGTAGCAAGTATTTTCGTGTACTTTCCCTCTTTAAAAATTTGCACGATCTCCAGATTGTCGATTCTCATTTTTAAAGAGAAGAATTTTTCTGGCTCTCTGAGAACTGTTTTGTAATCGTAGATTTTATAATCATCTGACTTGTAATTGTCTTTTGTGACCTTATCAACTTTAGTCAATAGCTTATCAAAATATTCTTCTACGCTAATATCATCAGATGATGATGCCTGAGTGGTCGGTTCGCTGGATGACTTTTGTGTTTGATTTGTACAAGCGGTTGAAATAAAAAGTGCACAAAGTAAAACAGATGATATGGAAAAAATTCTTTTCATTTATCCTGCTCCTTTTTTAATTAAGTAAAGCTAAATATTCTTCTTTGACCATTGTTTCATCAGCAATGGTTTTTAAGTTGTATTTTTCCATAAAAACTAGGTAATTAAATGTAGTAGTATCTTCGGCTATATCCAACTCAGCTTTCATAAGGTGATGGATCATATTCCTATTAGCCTCAAGCTCACACTTTTCCCTAAAAAGCTGATAAGTATCTGGCGTGTGGTTTCTATGGCCTATCTCATGTAAAGCGACTTGCACCCTTTTTTCATCAGATATAGCATCACTCAAAAACATAGTTTTGATGGCGGGGATATAAAAGGCCTCATCTGGAAATAGACCATCTTCAAAAATCTCTATATCTATACCTAGATTTTGAGAAAATTCTTTTTCAGTCATAAACAATCCAACCTTTTATTATTATTGCTTTCTGAGATAAATCTCTATTATGTTTTGAATTGCTTTTTTATCTTCTTCAGTTAGTGGTTTACCATTGAAGCGCATAGCAGTAGAGGCAAGCTCCTCAACATCGACTTCTTTGCCCTCGAAAAAGAATTGTTCTTTATCACTTGCAATTGCAGAGTTATCCGTACGCCCCAGAAGATAATCTGTGCTAACATTTAGGTAATCGGCGACTTTTTCTAACGGCTCAGAATTAGGTTTTGATTTTGCCCACTTTGAAATAGAGCCATTTGATAAATCAAGAGTTCGTTCAAGTTGTGCAACTGTCATAAAACGTTGTTTGACAAGCTCTTTTATTATCTCGTAAGTATTCATTTCTAATACCCTCCAGAAAAAAATCCAAGAAAAATAGAAATATTTCTATATTTCTATTGACAATAGAAATAGTTCTGTGGTATCATGGTATTGTACTTGGGAGGTACACAAAATAATAAATACTACAGACGCAGAAACAGATAAAATCTGTATTTGCTACTTTTCTTATACTCTTATAATAGAATAAGTTCTATTATTTGTCAAGAGTTATCAGAAATAAAACGTAGAAATATTTCTAAAAAGGAGGAAAACATGATTTACGACACTATCAAAGATGTTGCTGCAAATCAGGGAATATCAATCTATCGCATTGAGAAAGATTTGGAATTTCCAAATGGTCTGATTTCGAAATGGAACAAATCCACTCCATCAGCATCTAATCTTGCCAAGGTTGCTAAATATCTTGGCGTGACGACAGAGAAGCTACTTGGTGATGGTTAGGAAGGAGGCGATATGGCAGAAGAAGATAGCCTAATTGGTAAATATCTAGAAATTTCTGGGGAGCTTGCGGGCCGCATTGAAGCTGAAACAGAAAAAGACCTACTTGTCCGTAGGGCGATAGTCATTAATGAGCATATCGGCTTATGTGAGCAAGCGGTCTATGTTGATAAGAAAGTGCTAGATAGCTATTGGGTCAAGACAGTAGAGTTATCTGCTATTCCTGAAACCATCAATAGCGTTGACAGCACTGATTTGATTAGGAAATGGTTGAACATGTAAATTGACACTCTCATGTCCGTTGACATACTCAACGCATTTCACCAAGTAATGCTCAGATTTATGGTCTGCTGAGTTAGCAATGACAGAACCGATAGTAGGAACAGCAGGCAATGTCATTGGTAGAGGTTCAACACGACCATCAATCATGATGTGACAAGTAATCATGACTTATTCTCCTTTCATCTAGGATAAGTCAATTATAGCAAATTTAAAAGGAGGAGTTATGACAGATTTTAAAGATTTAGATTGTCAGTTTATCTTTCAAGAATCCAACTGATGACTACACAGCTGTTAGTAATAGTTTTATCAATGATCCTGCGCTGGATTTTACAGCTGTTGGTATTATGATGGTTATTTTAGCTAATCACCCCAACTGGCAAGTCTATCCGGATGAGATAGCTAAAAGAAAAGGTGTAAGTCGGGATATGGTAGATAGACATTTCAAGAAGATAGAGAAGGCCGGTTATCTCAGAACTTTTAAAAAAAGTCTCGGACGAGGAAAAGGAGTTCAGGTCTTTCGGTTCTTCTCAGATGTTAAAATTACCGATTTTCAATTTGAAATTATGCTACAGAGATTAGAGGAGGCTTTACAAAAATTATCCACAGATTAGCAGTTACATTTCCTTATTTTACATTTCCTTATTTTACAAATCTGTATTTTACAAATCTGTATTTTACAAATCAGTAAAATAAGGCACTAATAAATACTAACTAACAACAAGTATTAAATAACAATAAATACTAACTAACAACAAGTACTAACTAACAACAAGTACTACTACTCTTAATAAATAAAAGAGAGAAGTTTAAAATTTAGGACTTTGCAAAAATGGGGAAGGAGAAAACATGAAGCAATTAAAACTAAGCATTAAACCCAAACAAGAACCTACTGAGGGTCAATCTCTTAATTCGTCAGGTTATTCAGTAAAAATCAATGACTGGGAGCTTGGCAGAGGGGTAACTGATTTTAAGTTAGAAATGTCAGCAGACAAAAAACCAAAAGCCACCGTCACATTTACACCAGATGTTATTGAAACTAATGGCGTGGTTGTGGATCCTCAAGTTTTAGAAGTGTTTGAGCAAGCTTACTCAGACTTTATTGCCAAAACTCAAAACGAGAAGGAAAAATCTGAGCAGGAGCTGCAGGATGTTGCAAAATCACTGCCCATCATCGAACGCTATATTGGCTTGAGACAGGCTTTTACTCGAAAAGGATGGGAAGAGATAAACAGCCTTTACAACTACCAACTGAACGAAAAAGAGCGTAATTTGTCAAAAGACATAACACTGGATGACAGTGAAACCAATGTCTTTCGCAAACACGCTCTGATGATGATGGGGATTATCGAATAATCCCATGCATTCTATCTGTAAGCCTATTATGCTCATTGATAGACTTAGACAGGTTGCTAGCTACGCGGCTATCTCTTGAAAATTCATCTAAGACTTTGGCGAGTGCTTTAGACAAATTTTCAGAGTTATCAATACCGTATTCATCAAGAATCATCTTGATAACTAGATCGTGCATAACATCATCTCCTTTCTGTTGAAATTTTGACTAAAACGGTGAGAGGTCCTAGTCAAGAATGATTATAACATAGATAGCAGAAAGACACAACATATTGTAATTGAATATATTTGTTTAACAACATATAGTGTTTTTTGGGGGTGTAACATGTGGGAACAATTAAACAGAATTATGCAGGAAAGAAATTTGAACGGACATCAATTATCTAAGATGGCTGGGGTTAATCGAAGTTTCTTTTCTGACCTGAAAAGTGGAAAGGTAAAATACCTTTCATGGCCTAATATATGTAAAATTGCTGATGCATTAGAAATCAGCATTGACGAACTAAGATAAAACAAAAAAGCACCTGACGGCAATCAGGCGCATGACAAAATTATTCAAGAAAATTATACCACGAAAGGAGCAAATATGGAAGCAGTTCAAATCGTGAGAATTAAAGATGTGATCATCGAGAAGATTTCTGCAAACGATGAAGAACTAGAGCACATCTTTGGATGCTCAAAGCGACAAGCGGGAGACATGAGGCGAGAGATGAAAAAATTGCCTAGTCAGCAAAAGCACCTCAGAAATGATGGTCAGCTTGTCACAATTAAAGGTTTTGATGCTTATCTGCAATATCGAGGCAGTCAGTCATGGAAGAAAGAAATGGCTAAAACCGTTAAGATGACACGATAGCAGAATAATAACTACTAACAACTAACAAACTCATACTTATAGATAATAAGGGAATTACAGAGTTTTTACAGGAGGATAGATAATATGGCTGATTTAACATTTGCAGAATTACAGCGAAAAATGCAAATCGAAAAACAAACGAAACAGGGAGTGAAATATCCGTTTAGAACCGCAGAGGACATCAATAATAAATTTAAGTCTTTGGATAGCGGTTGGAGTGTATCATTTCCAGAAGATGACATCATTCAAAAGGGTGACAAACTGTATTATAAAGCGGTAGCTGTTGCTAAAAGAGAAAGTGATGGCACGATTGAAAAAGCTATTGGGTGGGCTAGAGAAGAAGATGTACCAATTTTTCACACACAAAAAGGGGATGTGAAACAGATGCAAGATCCACAATGGACAGGTGCAGTTGGTTCTTATGCTAGAAAATATGCCTTACAAGGTTTATTTGCTATTGGGGGTGAGGATGTTGATGAGTATCCAGTAGAAGAAAGCCAAGAACAAGGACAGACTAATCAGCAACAGAAACCAAACAACCAGCAAGCTCAAGAACAACAAGTAAGGTACATTGATAACATTCAGTATCAAGAAATCATCAAGAACGTTGAAGAGATTGCGACGATTAAGGGAGCGCCATTTGATACAGTTGCCAATTTTGTGTTGAGCAAGTACCAAATAGACGATTTCCACAAAGTGCCAGTTGATGGCTATAACATAGTGATGGAATATCTCACTAAACAAATTCAAAAAGCATACGAAAAGCAAGGTAGCTGATATGCTAAGTGGAAATTTTGGATGTTTAGAATGTGGTTCTATATATTACAAAGCCACAACCAATAATGATGATTGGACATTTCTGGAATGCCCAAATTGTGGTAGCTATAAAACTAAGGAATTAAAACAAAGTGAGGTAAAAAATGAAAGATGTAACTAATACAACATTAACTGAAATCAAAGTGGATTTCACACCAGCAAAAATCGACATTGACCGTGAAGCAATTGAGGCGCAAGTCCAGGCAGCTATTGCTAAATATTCTGGTAAAGAAGTTTCAACAGAGACCTATAAAGAGGTCTATGAGGAGCGGACAAATTATAACAAATTGAAAGATGCTTTGGAAACCAAACGCAAGGAAATCAAGGGAACAATAAACCAACCGTATAAAGACTTTGAAAAGTGGTATAAAGAAAAGGTTCTCAATCCTCTTGAAAAAGTGACAGATGAAATGACAGCAGGACTTAATGCGATTGATGAACATGAACGATTGATGCGCGTGGATGTTGTCCGAGCTACCTTTGAGGATAAGTGTATGGTCGCAGGGATTGAAAAATCCACATTCGCTGACAAATACGATGAGTACAGCCTCAAGAAATATTTTAAAACAGGCAAGTATGAGCTGAAAAAGACAACACTTGATGAAATGGATGGCTTGGTACTTTCAGAATTTGATGCCTTGGAAGAATACAAGGCCAACAAGCAAGCAATCCAAGAGCAAGCTCAAGAGTACGATTTGCCAGCTGATAGCTATATCAGACATCTTGAAGATGGTAAGAGTCTTGTTGATATTCTCAAGATGATGAAATCAGATCGTGATGCTGAGATTGCACGCAAAGAGCAGAAAGAAATCCAAGCAAAAGCAGAAGCTGAACGACTTGCAGAGATTGAACAATTGGCCAAAGAAAATGCAAATGCGAATATCAAGGCTTACGATGCTGAAACAGGCGAGATTTTGGAACAGGGTACAATCACACCAGAACCACAAAACAACGTGCGAGAGGTGGCAAAATTTGAGCCAAGCGAGCCTTTAACAATTAACTTGCGTTTGACATTGCATGGTGGAAAATCTCAGCTTAATCAGTTGCAAGAATGGCTTGAGGATAACTTTATCAGTTTTGAAACTTTGGAGGGTTAGGTGGAATTTAGAAAGTATCAACTTATTTTAGAGTTTGAGGAGGCTAACAGGCCTCTCTCGCAAATTGAAAAGAAAAGCCTTGCTACTTACTCTATCGAGTATTTAAAAGTGGGGCTAGATAGCTTAGAACGTGAATATTGCAACAGGAGGTATGCACAATGAAATTTAATGAACTGATTGAAAATGTAAAAGGTTGGTCAACAGCTAAGGAGCTTGACAAAGCAAGCCCATTATCTCAAATGCTCAAACTCAATGAAGAGTGGGGGGAGCTCAATGGTGCTACAGTACGAAAGGATAAGGAAAAGATAGCTGATAGCGTTGGAGATATGATGGTTGTCTTGACTATCCTAGCTCAACAGATGAACTTTTCTAAAATTCATTTGTCTCTCAATCCAGATGAGAACGGGCAGCATAACTTTCATTATGTAGATCAGTGGTCAGTAGAGGTACTGTACTTGCACATTGCTAATGAAATTGGGTTGATTGCGCGTGGTTTGGTTGATGTTTCAACTAATACAAATCGCATTAACGCACGCACTCAAATTCAGTTAAGTAGCGGTAACATTGTTATTTATCTGATGTTTGTTGCTAAGAAATTTGACTTGACTTTGACAGAGTGCCTTGAATTGGCATGGAATGAAATCAAAGACCGTCAAGGAAAGATGGTGGATGGTGTGTTTGTTAAGGAGTCAGACCTATGAGATGTTTTTATGTCAGCGGTAAAATTGCAGATCTTGATTTGGGGTCAGAAATCAATGCAGAAAATTCATTTATGGCCGCTATTGAGTTTGTGAAACGATACGCCGGCTTATTAAAATTTGGTTCAAATGAAATCAAGGTATCAGAAGTAGAGGAGGTTTCAGCATGACAGTTTTAGCATGGCTAATCTATAATCTATCGGTACTTGCTACCTCCTTATACCTTACTATTCATTTTAATTCTGGATGGTGGATGCTTCTTGTTTTGATTGCATCAACCGACTTAAAAACTAAAAGAGGTACAATCAATGATAAATAACGTTGTTTTAGTAGGGCGACTTACAAGAGATGCCGAACTGAGATACACGCAATCTAATATTGCGGTTGCTACATTTACTCTTGCTGTAAATCGTCCATTTAAGAACGAGGCTGGAGAGCGTGAGGCTGATTTTATCAATTGCGTTATCTGGAGACAGTCAGCTGAAAATCTTGCTAATTGGGCTAAAAAAGGCTCTCTTATCGGAGTTACAGGAGTAATTCAAACACGTAGCTATGATAATCAACAAGGCCAACGTGTTTATGTCACAGAGGTTGTTGCTAGTAATTTCCAATTGCTAGAAAGTCGGAACAGTCAGCAAAATAATCAAGGCCATCAAGACAATCATGGTGGTTATCAGCAACAGGGTTACAGTAACCAGGGCAGTTCTTTCCAAAATGGAAATAACCAAGGGAACAATTTCCAAAATGGAAATAGTTACGGGCAACAAGGTAGTTTCTTTGAGGGGAACACAACAAATCCAGTTCCTGATTTCACCCGTGATAACAATCCATTTGGCAGACCGACAAACCCATTGGATATTGATGATTCAGATCTTCCGTTTTGAGGTGATTTATGAGTGAAGAAATTTGGAAAGAGATCAATGGTTATGAGGGGATTTATGAAGTTTCAAACAATGGTAGAGTTAGAACTCACAAAGATAAAACCACACATAGCCAAAGACACGAAAGATTCCCTAGTACATAGATTGGTTGCAGAGGCATTTATACCAAATCCAGATAACAAACCGACAGTAAATCATATTGATGGCAACCCAGAAAATAATCATGTTAGCAATCTTGAGTGGGCGACTTACAAAGAAAATAATAATCATGCTTTCGATAACAACCTAATCAAAACAGGAATGAGCATCATTTTAGTTGATAAAAAGACTAAAGAAATACACATGTTTAGAAGTATGGCGAAAGCTAGTGAATTCTTAGGACATAACCACGGTTATTTGAGCAGTATATTGTCACACGGTCAGACTATATCCCAATATGAAATCTACACTAAATTATAGGAGGTGCTGAATGGAATTTATCAAAGTTAAAGTCGACTTACAATGCCCATTTTGTGGACACTGTAAAGTGGTTAAGGTAGGAGCGCATCGCAAGGCTATTACTTGCCCATCGTGTAAACAAGCTGTTTTCTTGTCGTGGGCAACTGGTATCGAGGGGGAAATTGATGAACATGGTTATTATTTCCATGCCGTCGAGCCTTTCAATATCCGCAAAATCAATCAAAAGTTTCAAGATGCTTTTGAAGATGCACCACCTAAACACTCTTTCACCATCAGAAATAAGATGAGAGGGTGAAATTACTTTCACAATCAGTATTAAACCAATTTGAAAAGGAAACAGAAAATGACAAAAATTGAAATCGTTATGGTACTTACAACTTTGATGTCTATCACATGGGCAGCGATTGTTACAATTCACACTATGCAAGCTATCAAGAAGCACAAGGCAAAAGTGGATTATTATCAGAAACCACAAGTACAATGTGAGATTGCACGTCATGTACTTAAAAACAAATGGTACTCAGATGGAGGGGAGGTGTTTAGATGAAAGTATTTGATGGCGCTAAAATGCGTGCTATTCGTAAAGAGGCAGAGCTTACTCAGTATGATCTTGCCCCTATGGTTGGCATTAGTCAAAATCGAGTAAGTGACATCGAGAGAAATGTTACAACTCCAACGAATGAGGAAATCGAGGCATTTGCCGATGCTCTAAATACTCAAGTATCATCATTTTTAAGTAACGAGTCAGAAATTGAGGTTATTGCTAATACCTTTACGAAAAAGAAAAAGGATACAGATGCAGAGTCTCACTTTGACACCCCAACCGAGCAAATGGAGCTATTTGTTGATGATACTTTACTAGGTCATGATCTGACAGGATATGTATTGATCAGCCAAAAAACCTATCTAGAGTTGTTAGATAGTCAAGATCGCTTAAAGCAGTTACAAAAACTTTTGAAGTAGGGAGGTTGTGATGAAATTTGAACTTATCAATGACCACTTTGAAAATGCTAAGCGATACAACATACCGAGGGCGCAACTTATCATTGCTGATATTCCTTACAATTTAGGAAATAATGCATACGCCTCTGACCCTAGATGGTACAAAGATGGCGATAATAAAAACGGAGAGAGCAGATTAGCAGGGAAATCATTTTTTGATACAGATAATGATTTCAAAATCAATAATTTCTTTGACTTTTGCAGCCGTTTGCTTAAAAAAGAGCCAAAAGAAAAAGGGAAAGCGTCTGCTATGATTGTCTTTCATGCCTGGCAACAGCGAGACATGATTATAGAATGTGGTAAAAAGCATGGTTTTAATAATGCTTATCCGCTCTATTTCACAAAGAAATCAAGCCCTCAAGTGCTAAAGGCCAATATGAAAATTGTTGGTGCGGTTGAAGAGGCAACGGTATTATATCGTGATAAACTCCCTAAATTTAACAATGGTGGGGCTATGATACTCAATCATGCCCCGTGGGAAAAAGATAGCTCTTACCCAGTTATCCACCCTACGCAAAAACCGATACCAGTTTTGAAACGATTGATTGAAATTTTTACAGATGAGGGCGATGTTGTCATTGATCCCGTAGCAGGTTCTGGATCAACTCTAAGGGCTGCTATTGAGATGAATAGGTCAGCCTATGGATTTGAAATTAAGAAAGATTTCTATAAGGCTGCACAAGAGAAAATGCTATCGTCATTTCAAATTAGCTTAATTTAAAGCAGGAGGACAATATGGATAAAAAACTTATTGGGTTAGACCTAACCCACATTGCAGATGGAGGGTTACAGGAGAAACTAGACAAAGAGCTTGAAAAAGTCTTTGATAACATCCTTGACCTAAATACAGATGCGAAAGCAAAACGAAAAGTGACTATCACGCTTACGATGTCAGCTAACGAAGAGCGTACAGTGGTTGATACTATCATGGAGGTAAAATCAAAATTTGCGCCTCAAAATGGAGTAGCTACAACAATTCTTGTTGGGCGTGATTTTGATACAGGGCAAGTACATGCTAACGAGCTGAAAAGTACAGTACCTGGTCAAATGTACTTTGACGAAAATGGGGAAATCCTTACTGATATTGGGCAACCAGTAGCAGAAATTGAACAACAAGCAGAAACAAAACCAGATATTATTGATTTCAACAAAAAGAAAGTAGGTAACTAATATGACAACAGAAAATCTTAAATCAGCATTGGAATACGCAGTAGAACTAAATGAGCATGGATTAGAAATTTTAACAGCTGCAGATGGCACAGAGTATTATGATGCCAACAAATTCAACCTCAAAGAACTTGACCCTAAACGCTATCCTAAAACTCTGGAGCTATCAACCTTGACAAGCCTTGTTGACTATCTCAAAACTGACCTCAACAATTTGAAAAACCAACGCTTGATTGTAGCAGTTGAGAAAAATGATGAGGTTTGTGTGTGGTCTGAAAATGATGAACTCGAACATCGCACATTGCTTGTTGATGTTAAGGCACGCATCCCAGAGCTATCTTTTGGCCGTTTCCTATCATCAGAACAGTTCAATATCATGTTGCAATCAAACTTTATTGACGATAATGATCGTGGCACATTGCTAGAATTTGCTAGCGCATTGAAAATTGAGAATGGGGCTGAAATTGAAGATACTGGAGTGTATCAAGTAGCAACAGTTAAAACAGGGGTAGCAAGTCTTGCTAAAGGGAAAACACCTAACCCAGTTACATTGCGCCCATATCGTACATTTGGTGAGGTCGAACAACCAGCAAGCCTATTTGTCTTTAGGATTGATAAGCAAGCCAATATGGCTTTATTCGAGGCAGATGGTAAGCG